ACCGTAGACGGGAAATCGGTTATTTTTTCTGCCTTATATATAGTAGGGAGTAAAACGAACCAGTACTAGTTTTACGACCGATACTCGCTACGTTGGCACTACGCGAGTCCCCCTAGGACGAGCACCAACTTACCCCTCGCTGCGCTGTGGCTTGCTCGGGCGCTAAGCCCGAACTGTGCGGTGCACGGCACCGCTTTTAGTGGGGACAGGTCTATTTATTCTCCAGTACAAATTTCCTCAGCCCAGTATAAATAAAATTTTTTTCGCGCCTTCGGCGCTTTACTAGAGGAGAACAGATGACGGAGAAGTCCAGTGACATCGCCAAGCGTCTGATCCTTTCAGGTGTAGCAGAAGGTCTAACCATCGAGGCAGCCACGGCTGCTGCTGGTAAATCCTATAAGACCTACGAGTACTACCGCAGGACCGATAAGGTCTTTGCTGACAAGATGGACCGAACACGGCTAGGTCTTAAGGACAAGAACTTTGCCTCATCCGATGTCCACGACTTGACCTTTGCAGAGTTCCGTGAACGCTACCTACACTCTAAGACATTTCCACACCAGCAAAACCTCATCGATGTAATTGAGGGTAGGGAACCTGGCTGGCTACATCCCAGTATGAAGTATGAACCTGGGCTGGCTAGTAACCGTATTCTTGTTAATATCCCGCCCAACCACGCCAAGTCAATGACGGTCACAATTGACTACGTTACCTGGCAGGTGTGTCAGAATCCTAACTTTCGTGTGCTGATTGTCTCTCAGACTCAGCAACTAGCAGCAGACTTTCTCTACGCCATCAAGCAACGCCTGACTCATCCAAATTATGAAGCACTGCAACAGGCTTACGCTGCTGGCGTAGGGTTTAACTCTAAGACCGCTTCGTGGCAAGCAACCCGTGTGACCTTTGGTGATGAACTCCGTGAGTCATCTGAAAAGGACCCGAACATCGAAGCCGTCGGTATCGGTGGTCAGATCTACGGTAAGCGTGCAGATATGATTATCGTAGACGATGCGGTGACATTAAAGAACGCCAATGAATTTGAGAAGCAGATCCGCTGGTTAACCCAGGATGTGCGTTCTCGTCTTAACCCTACTGGTAAGTTAATCATTATCGGTACCCGCGTTACAGCAATTGATCTCTACAAGGAACTACGCTCCGAGGACCGCTACCCTGGTGGACTGGTCCCGTGGAAGTACTTGGCTATGCCAGCATTGCTGGAGACCCACGAAGATCCTGAACAGTGGGTTACCTTATGGCCAGCATCAGATGCTCCATTTGATGGACAGACAGAATCAGATTTGAATGAGGATGGACTGTACCCTAGATGGAATGGTCGCAACCTTTACAATGAACGACAAGCAATGGATGCAAGTACCTGGGCTTTGGTGTATCAACAACAAGATATCTCAGATGATGCCATCTTTGACCCAGTATGTGTGCGAGGTTCTATAGATGGTATGCGTAAAGCAGGTCGCTTGGTTCCTGGTCACCCAGGCCATCCGCGTGACCTTAGCGGCTTTTCTATTATTTGTGGTCTTGATCCCGCTATGGTTGGTGATACAGCCGTCGTTTGTTACGCTATCGACAGGGTTAGTCATAAACGTTATATCGTGGATGCTATTAAAATCACTAGGCCAACGCCTGCTGCAATCCGTCAGATAATCTTTGACTGGACTGCGCTCTACCAACCTACCGAGTGGATTGTAGAAAAGAATGCTTTCCAATCATTCCTTACGCAAGATGAGGGCATCAGACAAAACCTGGCCTCTCGGGGAGTGCTACTGCGGGAACACCATACTGGATCCAACAAATGGGACTCAGGCTTCGGTGTTGCATCAATGTCAACTTTGTTCGGGACCAAGCAACACGACGGTAAGCACCACAGAGACAACCTTATTCATTTACCTTCTGACCAAACTGAAAACATTAAGGCGCTCATCGAGCAACTAATTACCTGGTCGCCTAGTACTAAGGGTAAGACCGATATGGTGATGGCTCTGTGGTTCTGTGAGATCAGAGCACGCGAGATGCTTAACCAAGGTATGCACAAGACACACCATATGAAGAATCCATTCCTGTCTCGTAGTGAGATAGGCAAACGAACAGTTATCAACATAGATGAACTGCTCGCAGAAAAAGATCGCACATTCATCTAATAAGGAGATAACAATGCCAAATATGAAGAAGAGCAAGTCAATGGATAAGATGCCAGCACGCAAGATGCCTGAAGGCGTTAAGATGCCTGTAGCAAAGAAGGCAGCGCCAAAGCCTACTGCGAAGGTTACTCCTAAGACAACAACCAAGGCTCCTGCTAAAACAAAGATGACTCCACAAGATGCAGCAATGAAGAAAATTCTTGAGAAGAAGTACGGCAAGATCTATGGCTAAGAAGACTACTCCTAAAGGAGCAGGCCGTGGAGATATTATTAACTACGGATGGAATGAAGCAGAAAAGGCTTTGAACAAAGTTCGTAAAGAAGTTGCAAAAACTGTTGTTGCTGGTGCTATTGGCGGTATTGGTGCACGAGTTGCATCAGGAGTTAAAGGCGCAGTTGCTGCAAAGAAGGTTGCCGACAAAGCACCTTATGTAAAGACAACACGTGGTACACAAGCAAAAAATGCAGACATTACATTAAAGTCACCTGGTTCTAAGAAGTCAGGATCTCCAAAGCCTGGTACAAAAGCAACTATTAAGAAAGTTGTTGAGCCAGCAAAGAGTGCTCCTATGGCTGGTGCTAAGGCTACTAAGAAGGCATCAAAGACAGGACGTGGTGCTACTGTCGCTGTTATTGGTGCAGGCAAAGCATTAGAAACTGCATACAAGGTCGGCAAAGACCAAGGCAAAAAAGAAGCCAAGAAGAAGAAGTAAGGAAAAAAATTGTTATCAACTAAAGAGGTAGTAGCCAAGGTTAATCGCCTACAGACGCGCTACTCCGCACGTGACCAGAGAATGCGTGATGTGCTCTCTGTACGTCAGGGAGACATTAGCAAGGTTTACCCTGCAATGTTTTCAGAGGAATACCCAAAGCCTCTAGTTGCTAACTTCATTGACGTAGCAGCACGTGACCTTGCAGAAGCAATGGCACCGCTACCATCATTTAACTGTGCTGCAACCAATATGGTTTCAGACTCAGCACGCAAAGCAGCAGACACACGTACTCGTATTGTCAACCATTACGTCAGTGCATCTGAACTACAAATTCAAATGTACACTGGTGCTGACTGGTTTAACACCTACGGTATGTTGCCAGGTATGGTGGAGATGGACTATGAAACCAATAATCCGAGAATACGTTTGCTTAATCCTTTTGGTACTTATCCTGAGATCGATAGATTTGGTCGTACCGTTTCGCTCACGCAGGTAATGGCATCTGATGCTGAAACACTTGCAATGCAGTACCCAGAGTTCTATGACCAGATTATGCCAAAGAATGTTTATTCTCCTGGCTCACCTTATGTCTCGCTAGTTCGCTACCACGACAAAGACCAAGATCTAATCTTTATCCCAGAACGTAAGAACCTAGTACTCTCAAACATTCCAAACCCTATCGGTAAGTGTATGGCCTACGTTGCTATGCGCTCATCTATCGATGGTGAAGCACGTGGACAGTTTGATGATGTTCTATCAGTTCAACTTGCTCGTGCTCGCTTTGCAGTATTGCAGATCCAAGCAGCAGAAAAGTCTATCCAAGCACCTATTGCTATCCCACAAGATGTGCAAGAATTAGCACTTGGACCAGATGCAATTATGCGTTCTGCAAATCCACAAGGTATTCGCCGTGTTCCTTTGGAACTACCACCTGGAGTCTTCACAGAATCAGGTGTACTAGAGCGTGAACTACGTTTAGGTTCTCGTTACCCAGAGGTACGCTCAGGTAACATTGATGCATCTATCGTTACAGGTCGCGGTGTACAAGCGCTACAAGCAGGCTTTGATACACAGATCAAGTCAGCACAAGCACAATTTGCTCGTATGTTTACAGACCTTGCTTCTCTTTGCTTTGAAGTAGATGAGAAGATTTTTGGTTCTATGCAGAAGGAAATCAAGGGCGTAGACGACGGTACTCCGTTTAATATGAAGTACATCCCATCAAAGCAGATCGATGGTAACTACGGTGTAGATGTTCGCTACGGCATTATGTCTGGTATGGATCCAAACCGTGCCATCATTGCTTTACTACAAATGCGTTCAGACAAACTCGTATCTCGTGACTATGTACGTCGTGAGATTCCAATGGAGTTAAACGTAACGCAGGAGGAACAACGTGTCGACATTGAAGAAATGCGCGACTCTTTGCGTGTTGCTGTTGCTCAGTATGCTCAGGCGATACCTGCTCTTGCAGCGCAAGGTCAAGATCCATCTCAGATCATTACTCGTATCGCAGAAGTTATCCAAGGTCGTCAAAAGGGTCTTCAGTTAGAAACTATTATTGGTAAGGCATTTGCGCCAGAACCTGCGCCAGAGATGCCAGTAGCACCAGAACTAATGCCAGGTGCACCTCAAGTTCCAGCAGCGGGAGCACTCCCTGCCCCTGCCTCGCAGCCAACTCCAGAACAACCAGGAGGCGCACCCGCTGCTGCTCAACGTCCAGATATAGGCCAACTACTAGCCGCCATTGGCGGGGCAGCATAAAGAGGGGGTGTAAATATGAACAAAGGATCACGTGCAGCAGCACCAATGTCGAAGCCAACTGAAGGCAAGAAGGATACTTCTAAGCCAGCAGGTCCAGGCAAGGTAGTACCATCAATGATGCCAGCAGGTCGTCGCGGCAACGCGGTAAAAAAGGGTTAATATAATTCTAATGAAAGGTACTGGGCGTGGAAAATAATAACAATGATGTTCCGCGTCCAGTACACTTCGCTGATTTTTTAGTTACCCTTTCAGGATTTGCACACAACATTGCATCATCTGTATCTACATTTACAGAAGAGATAATGGAAATAGCAATCTATAACGCTAATAGAAACTCCAAAGTCAATAAGGCTTGGGAGCAATTTACAAATGATTTAGAAAAGATACAGGAGGAAACCGATGGTAGATAACCCAATCAGGGGCGTATCAGGTCCTGGCAAATTCTCCGTTCGTACAGATTTACCAGCATCAGAAAACTACGGTGACCGTAAGGCTATGGCAGAACAAATAGCAGGAGCACCTACCGCTAGAACAGCAGATGTTCGCGGATTACCTACAGGTCAAGTTCAGGCTGCAGCACAGGCTGCGCCACAAGCACCTATCACAGAATTATATGCACCAACACAACGTCCAGATGAACCAATCACATCAGGTGTTGCAGTAGGACCAGGACCTGGACCAGAGGTAATGGGTTATGCAGGTCAGTCAGAAAAACTATCTGACATTCTTTCTCAAATGCTTCCATACGATACAGACGGTGAAATCGCAATCCTTTATCAGCAAGCCGTATCCAGAGGTCTATAATGGCAGAAACGCCAAAGAACTCTAACCTTGCACAAGCAGCATTTCGTGCAGGATTAAACCCATCTCAGACACGTCAGATTGATGGCCTTGCTTCAGCATTGTCTACACATCAACGTCTATCTGATTTGCCTAAGCAATATGCAGCCGAAGAGTTTAACAAGTTACCTAACAACAAGAAGCAATCACTTGTTGCAATGACTGGTACTAGTAAGCCTGACGATGATCCAAATCGTTCTTGGCTAGAAACTGGTGCTCACTACGCATTCACACCTTTTAAGGTAGCAGCAAAAACTTTATTTGATGTGCTTGATTATGCATCCGATACGATGACACGTGTCTACCGTACTGGTGCTATCGCTGCAAATGAAAACATTAACTTTGGTGATGCGTGGGGTAAGGCAGGCCGTGATGGTGAGAACGTATTCATCCAGGACCGCATTAACACTGCAGTATCTCGCTATGGCTCAGCACGTGTAAACGTAGCCAAGCGTATTGCTGCAGGTGTTGCTCCAGAGATTATCTTTGCAGAAGCGCAGAACGAAGAAGAAAAGCGCATCGCAGCAGAAGCACAGCAAAGCGAAACAGGCGACATTATTGATCCGCTACTTCGTGATGCAGTAGCAGAAGTAAACGCTGCTAAGTATTCTCCAGGTCGTCAGATTGCAAACTTATTTTTAACTAAAGACCTAGAAGGTCAAGGTCTACTATATTCTTGGATCTCAGGTTCAGTAGATGCAACCTACCGTTTGTTTATGGATCCAACCCTTGCTCTCGGTAAGGCACGCAAGGTTTACCTTGGTGGGTCACAGGCTCTTAAGGTTACTGGCAAGTATGCAGCAACTGCAAAACTTGGTAGCGCTGAGAAGGTATCTAAGTACTTTGATACTACAGATATCTTTGGTACAAAGAATGTACAGAATCTATGGACAGATTACACAGAGCGTTTTACTAAGTACGCTGCAGCAAAAGAGTCAGGTAAAACTGAAGATATCCTTGCAGCACGTCAATCATTAAATGATTTAGCACCAGAACTAAGCGATGATTTTATTGTATCTTTTAAGTCATTTGGCGAAAGAGAGTTTGGTGGCAAGTGGGATCTAGATACTGCTAAGGCTTATCTATCAGATGCCTCAAAGGTAGAGCCTATGCTCTACGGTCAAGCAGGTGCTCGCATTAAGTTGGCACCACGTATGACACCAGCACGTAAGGCAAGAGTACTTGCGCTAACAACTGGTCGACGTGTATTTGATCTAGACAAAGATTCACGTGCGCTAATTCGCACAATGGAAATGACAGATGAGGATGCGCTCCTTTCTGCTGTAGTAGGTAGCGAGACGCTATCTCCAGTAGATGCAGGCGCAGGGTTTGCTGGCAAGATCATTGAAGGTCGCCAGAACATTAAGCGATTTACTCCAGAGTATTTTGCTGACCGTATTGATCGTATCAAGGCCAAGTTCACACCTATTGCTTCCCTGATAGATGATGAAGCATTTGACCATACATCAAAGACAGCAGCAAAAGATTTCTTTAATTACTCACGTATGGCTTTAGGTTCATACCACGCACGAGCATTTACTGAAATCTATTCATCAGCAGATCTTGGTCAACGCAAAGCGATGATGAAGGGTATCCAGTCAACTGTTGGAAACCTTATCGGTCTAGACAAGACCGAAGGTGGACGTAAGTTGCTCAACGCTATTCGAGATGACGTATTCTCTGGCGCTACATACTCAGCACGTTCTGCAGATGGATCTATTCCATCAGAGGTTGACGGTATCGACAGTGCACTTTACTTTGCACAGACATCTAACGTGTCTCGTGTTATTGGTCTACGTGATATGCAGCGCTTTGCAGGACGTGAGTCCTTCCTAAGCCGTGTATTAGGTATGCAGTACAAAGAAGGCGCAGAGCGCACAGTAGATGCGTGGACATTTGGAACTATCGCAGGTCCTCGTTTCCCAGTACGTAACGCTATTGAAGATTACACAATGGGTATCTTGAATGGTCAGTCAGTTCTTTCAACTGCACGTTCACGTCGCACAGCAACTAAGATCCGCTTAGGTTCTGGACAAGACCTGGGTATGATTAACCGTGTTGCTAAGCGCAAGGATATAGAGTATTTCAGAACACGCCTTGCTGCAGTCAATGGCGAAGTAGGTGCTACTGATGATCTTGTTAAGCGTGGCATTCTTTCTAAGGAAGAAGTTGCTACCTATCGTGGATTAACACCACGTCAAAGATTAGAGCAACGCCGTATCATTATGGCAGAGGCACTACTGGGTTCTAAGATTGATGATGTTGCTAACGCAGATATTGTCGACAAACTGCCAGGACACATCAAAGATTTTGTTAAGTACGGCAATCTAGAAGCACTACTGCGTGGAGCAGGAGAAGGTGCATCTAATGCAATTAGCGGGCTAAACGCATCATCACGTGCTGTAGCAACTGCAGACCGTAATGGAAAGACCGTTGCACTTACATTTAATGGCACACCAATGCGCCCAATAGGTGGCAGTGATTTTGGTCAGAAGTCTTTAATTGATGACCAAGGTAAACTTGCTTGGGGCTGGAACATTATTATCCGTTCAACCGATGATATCGGTGAGCGTGCTATCCAGTTATTTGATGGCAACATAACACAACAAGATTTTATTACTCAGTTGGCACCGCACATCAAATCATTTGGCGATGACCTAACAACATTTATGCGCTATACAAAAGAAGGTTACACACCTGAGCAGCACGCAGCAGCAATCTATGATGACCTCAAGAACTTGTTTAGTCGTCAAGATGGTCAGTCTGTTAATCAAGATTTACTAGGTAAGATCCGCAAGGTAGATGAAAACGGTAACGCCTTTATTGATTTAGAGGACTTTAACCTAGAAGATCTACCAACAAACATTGAAGATCTACCTGCATCTGTAGCAGGACCTACATTTATGCCAGTAATGGAAAGCAAGAACATTCTTACTGACCTATCTAAGCGTGGATGGACCTGGTTAGGTGAGTCAAACGCACGTTTCTCACGTGAACCATTGGTCGTTAACGCAGCAGTTCGCTACTATGATGACTTAAATGCACCAGGTGGCTACGCAGAAGACCTGATTAACCAGTACACCAAGGGAATTAAAGACCCTGAAGCGCTACAAGCAGCAACAGATGCAGCAAAAGCACAGGTTGTACGCATATCTGAGGAACTTGCACTGGAATCTACGCTTGCTTATGTGGATAACCCTGCACTTCGTACGCAGTTAGCGTGGTCTGCACGTAACTTTGCTCGTTTCTACCGTGCAACTGAGGACTTCTATCGTCGTTTGTACCGTACTGCTAAGTATAACCCAGAGGCTATACAGAAAGCAGCACTAACCTACGAAGGTGTAAGCCATTCTGGGTTCGTACAGAAGGATGACCAGGGTGAGGCGTACTTTGTCTACCCAGGTTTGGCTCCTGTCTACGGTGCAATGAAGAAGACATTAGATTTATTCGGTCTTGGAGATAAGTTCGTAGCACCATTACCACTAGAGTTTAGTGCAAAGTTAAAGATGCTTACACCATCCTTTGATCCTGAGTCTTGGGCACCAACATTCTCTGGTCCACTAGCAGCACTGCCATTGAACACTATCTATTCTCTAGTGCCAAGTCTTGCTAAGTCTGAGAACGCAATTATGGCTCGCGTTGGTAAAGAACTAGGTTCTGTAGAGCGTGCAACACTTGGTCCTATTGGACAAGATCAACCGTTTATTAACGCATTGCTACCAGCACACGTGAATAGATTACTTGCTGCTATGAATAAGGATGAGCGCGAGTCTCAATACGCATCAGCATTCCGCAAGGCTGTAACATATCTTGAAGCAGCAGGTGTAACACCAGGTGCGGATGCATCTCCAGGTGAGATGAAGGAATATCAAGAAGCACTAGAGGCATCAGTCCAGAGTATCTTGGGTGTTCGTTTCGTTGCAGGTTTCTTTGCTCCAGCAAGCCCATCTGTATCTCTAAAATCAGATATGGCTGAGTGGGCAAGAGATAACGGTAACGTTAACTTCAAGCAGACCTGGAACAAACTGATTAACAAGTACGCAGAGCAGGGATCTGAAGATCCTTATGGCGAAGCAATGGCTGACTGGGTGAAGTTCTTCCCTAAGCAGATTCCATTTACTGTTAATGAGTCAGATCCACAGGTATTGCCATACTTCCAGTCCAGTAATGAGGCATCAAAGTGGGTAGAAGATAACCGTGCTTTGGTCAAGAAGTACCCACAAGGTTCAGCGTTCTTGATTCCAAATACTGGTGAGTTTACCTACGATGCATACCAGACATTGATGAATAACGGATATCGCCAGAAGAAGTTAATCGGTGATTACCTCAAGGAAGTATCAGTAGCCAAGGATGAGCAACTCTATTACTCACAAAAGGCTATCCGTGATGAGGCATTAACAGGTGCTTTCACAGATCGTGAACGTACTATTGTCAATGACAACTGGCAAGCCTGGTCAAAGGAATTCCTAGCAGCACGTCCACTACTTCGTATGGAATTTGCTAGTGCAGCAGAAAACACCATCAAGCGTGATGCAGCATTTGCTGATTTACGTGAGATGATTACTGAACCAAACCTTACTGGACCTACTATCAACCGTTTGCGGGATATGGTACGTGAGTACGATGACTACAACATCCTAGTTACTACTCAGTACAATTCAAACTCAGACCGTGATATTAGAGTACGTAAGTCCTACAAAGAATCATTACGACTACGTTTGCAGGAGATTGCAGCAGGAGATCCTAGTGCAGTATCCACATACAGCGTTCTATTTAGCAGATTGATTGGTGAATAATGGCAGACACGTTTATACCTTTTGACCCAAAGAAGGTACCAGCAACCGTCATTATCACAGGTGGCACAACAACAAAGACAAAGCAATACCAGGGTTCTAGCCTGGTAGATGTCGTTGTATCTGAGCCATTAGTCGCAGATCAGAACAAACTGCTTGCAGACTTTGAAGGATTTAGTCCTGATTATCGTAAGGCTCTTGCACAGAAGTTAAAGGCTGCAGGATATTACCGTGGTGATGTTACTAGCAAGCCAACTCTAAAGTTACAAGAGGCATACTTCAATGCCTATGCAGATCTTAATGCTTACACACGTCAGCGTTTTACTGCTCTTCCTGGTGAAGCACAACAGGCAACACCTGTGGATAACCTTGATACATTCCTAGCAAAGCAGACTACTGATGATGGTGGTGGATCTGAAAAGATTACCAAGATCCAGCAACAGAGGAAACTTAGTCCAGACAGTATCGAAGCAACTATTGACAAGGTGTTCCGTGACTTAACAGGTTCTGGTGCATCACAAGCACAGATTGCTAAGTATACAAAGAACATCCAGGCACAGATGGCTAAGCCACAGAACCTTGCTCAGACAGAGTACAAGGATATGGGTGGCGGCGTACAACGCCAGATCACAACAGAGGCTGCCTTTAATCCAGAAGCATTCCTTATCGAAGAAGTATCTAAGGGTGATCCTGCTAAGGCAAGTAGCGTTATGGGATTCTATGAAGTATTCAACAAGTTCATTGGGAGGGGCTAATGGCAGAGACATTAAAGCAGGCCCAAGATAAGTTAAAGAGTGAGATTGCTAGACTTCTTAATCAAGCCGCAAAAGAAACAGATATTGCTAAGAAGGCTGCACTAAAGTCTAAGGCTAAAGAACTTAACAATCAACTTAAGCAACTAAAAGAAGAGTCTGATTTAGAAGAAAATTTATCTGTAGTTCAAAAAGCCGAAAGAGAACTTGAACGTCTTAACAAACTAAATCCTAATGCACCTGGTCTAGCACCACTTAAGAAGGCTCAAGAAGATATTATTGCAAAGGCTACAAAGGGTGGCTTGCCAAAGCCAAAGCCTGAAGAAAAGCCTAAGCCTCAACCAAAGCCACAGATTGAGACAGTTGCTGAAGAAGTAATTACTAAGCCAAAACCAAAACCAAAACCTAAGCCAGATACTGTTATTCCTGCTGGGTTTAATGTAGGAACGTTCCGTGCTGCAGATGAAGCATCTATGGCTAAGGTAAACAAGACTGGCACAGTAGATGCCACTGGCAAAGAAGATATCAATGCTATTTATGATCTTGCTCGTTCTAAGTACGACAATGTAGATTCTATCTTCTTGTATGATCCAGAACTCAAGCAAATTCTTATTGATGCTGTTGGAGATATTGCAACTGCTAAAGATGATATGGAGCCAACAGAGTTCCTTCGTCGTCTTAATGCATCTGACTGGGCTATCCGTAATGCCAGCACATACCGTGCACGTGATGCACAACGCAGAGAGTACAACGAGACTCTAGACAAGTACAACAAGCAGTTGGAGATGGCTGATACCCAAGACAAGAAGGATGCAATCCTTTCTAAGATTGGTCAGTTAAAGACTACATCTGCCTATGCTCGTGGACTTGAATCTGCTAAGGCTTACATTGAAGCAACTGCTTCAGGTCTTACTGGAACTATGTCACCTGAGCGCCTTGATGCATTCGTCAAGCGTATGTATGACTCAGCCAATGACAAAGATCCAAACATAATTAACCGTGAACTAGCAGCGCTTATCTCCTATAAGCCTGGTACTCAACTAGGTGGTTCTATTGGTGCAGATCTAACAGCGCTACGTGCAACAGCACGTTCTAATGGATTTAATCTAGATACATCATTTGGTTCTAGTATCAATGATTGGCTACAACGTCTTGCCAAGGGCGAGTCTATTGAGACATTTAAGAATACTATTCGTGGTGCTGCTAAGTTAGGTCTACCAGACAAGGTAGCAAACCTACTAGATCAAGGTCTAGACCTCAAGGATATCTATGCACCATACAGAAACGTTATGGCATCAGTACTAGAAGTAGCACCTGATTCTATTAACCTAGATGATAAGACATTACGTATGGCTATTGGTCCAGAAAAGGAAATGTCTATCTACGATTTCCAGCGCACACTACGCAAGGATGCACGCTGGCAGTACACAGATAATGCACGACAAGAAGCATCAGATTCAGTACTTAAAGTCCTCCGTGACTTTGGATTCCAGGGGTAAAGATGGCACGCAAAGATAGAGATATGCCAGATGGTGTTAACACTCCCACATCTTTCTCAACCGTAGACGAGCAGGCAAAAGCAAAGGGAAGAGCAACTGCTCTTGCAGAAGCAGCAAAGCAGGCTCAAGAAGCAGATATTCAAGCAGCAGAAGATGAGTACTACACAAAGAAAGATTCACAAGGCAAGACTCAAGCACAGCGTGATGCAGTCAAGAACGCCCTTAAAACAGCAGCAGATATTCGTGCTACTTCAACCACAAGGTCTGCCTATGTAGATCCAAAGACTGGCAAAGTTGTTACTATGGCTAAAGGTTCTGAAACTGCACCTCGAGAAGATGTTGTAAGTAGTGTTGACAATGGTGATGGAACAAAAACAATTACATATTCTACTGGAAGAACAGAAATAGTAGGAGTAGCAAAGGGTTCATCTAAAACTTACACAGCATCAGATGGTCAAACATTTACAGACCAGCAAGCATTTGTAGATTATGAAATGGGTCTGCGTGGCACCAATGCTCAGACAAAACTTATTGCAGACCAGAACAAAGCAGAGCGTCGGTCAGCCTATGATCTATTATTTTCAGAGTTTAAGCAGTATGGACTTGAGGCTTTAGTAAGCCCATTAAAGTCTTTGATTGAAGAAGGTATATCTCCATCAGAGTTTACACTTCGTCTACGTGAGACAGATGCCTATAAGAAGCGCTTTGCTGCTAACGCACAGCGTGTGGCTAAGGGTCTTCGTGCATTATCAGAGGCTGAGTATATCGGCACTGAAGACCAGTACCAGGATGTAATGCGTCGCTACGGTATGCCTGAGTCCTATTACACAAAGGGTGAACTGGGTATCCAGAGTGGATTCGAGAAGTTCCTAGCAGGAGATGTATCTGCAGTAGAACTAGAAGACCGCATCCAGACAGCACAGAATCGTGTGGTTAACTCTAACCCAGAAGTTGCTAAGGCACTTAAAGAATTTTATCCTGGTATCTCTAATGGAGATATCTTGGCTTATGTACTAGATCCTGCCAATGCTATTGAGCAGATTAAGCGCAAGGTAACTGCTGCTGAAATTGGTGGCGCTGCAATCCAATCAGGACTCAAGACTGGTATGACTCGTGCAGAAGAACTTGCTGCTGCTGGTGTTACTAAGGCACAAGCACAGCAAGGATTCCAGACAGTTGCAGAGGTTGCACCTCGCGGTGGAGTTTTAGCAGATATCTACAAGCAGGATCCATACACACAGACAACTGCAGAGCAGGAAGTCTTTGGACTTACTGGAGCAGTAGATGCTGCAAGACAGCGTAAGAAACTAACACAACTAGAGACTGCCGCATTTAGTGGCAGTGCTGGTCAAGGAGCAATAGCACGTGATCGTGCTGGCACCTTCTAAATAACAAGCCTGCCAACGGGACGACTGGTCCGTTGGAGTGAGATTAAAACCAGTAGCAAGAGCCACACCACTTTCCCCAAGGTGAATGTGAGGCTTGCGTCAATCTAACAAGAATGGGAGAAGGACCTATGTCCAACTATGACTACGAGGATGATGACTTCGATACGGACTCATCAGGCAATGACCTTGTAAAACAACTGCGTAAGGCTACTAAGCAAAAAGACAAGGAACTGGCT